CCCGTCGAACTCCTGGCGGTTGTCGTCATCGTAGCCCAGGGCGATGGACACCCGCTGTCCCTTCTTGACGTTCTGGACGAACGCCAGCGGGCGGAAATGCGACACAGCGGGGCAGATGATAGTGGCGGTGTCTGACAAGCTCTTCACATCCTTGCGGATCTTGACTGAGGTCAGGAGCGGCAGAACCATGCCGCCCACCTCGATGTGGTAGGTCATTCGGAACATAGGCTAATCGGTTAGAAGGTTGTACGATTCGTCGCTGTAGCAGGTGATAGTGAACACCTGGTTGTCGGTTCCGTCGGTGGCGGGGAACTCGAACGATTCAACCACAAGACGGGTGATGCCGAACTGGTCGTTCAGCACCTCGCACGTAACGATGAGCGCCTCTTTGGCCGACAGGAGCTCCACCAGCCTGCGCATCTGGTCGCCCACTTCCCTGTATTCGCTTTGCGGGTTGTTGTCGTCCGTCATTAGCACCCCCGCGAGGGTCACCTTGTAGTCGTCCGAACGCCACAGCTCTTTAACTGTGCCGTTGACGGCACCATTGCCCGCCACTGCCCCGTTGGCGATTTCCCTCTTCACGATTTTGTTGCCTCCCGAGATGTTGATCTGCGGGTCGGTAGGTATCCAGAACCGGTCGGATGGGTCGGGCCTGCTGACGAGGTTCAGCCCCACGGGAGCGACCCAGTGCGACTGTGCGAACTGAAGGGACGATTTAGGTCGAAGCAGCGGGATGGGCGAGAACCCGAGCGCCCCGCGTCCGAAATTACGACCCACCTCGGCCACGTCCGAAGGCGACACCCCCGGTACTGAATTGATTTTATTCGAAATTTTGTCCATAATTTTTAGATTTTAGTCTATTTTTCTTTTGTAAAAATACGTTGGTTTGCATATTTTTACAAGAAATTCGGAGACAGATGGAGCATATAACAGTCAAAGCGGGGCAGAGCCTCCTCGACATAGCCGTAGAGCACTGCGGGAGCATGGAAGCGCTGGTGTCGCTGGCAGTTGCCAACGGCATCGGTGTGGCTGACGAACTGGCGGCGGGTCAGGAACTCGCACCCGTGGAGGTGGCGGACCGCAGGAACGCGGAACTGTTCGCCAATATGCGTCAAAAGCCCGCCACCGCCCTGACAGTGGAAGACATTGGAGAGGCGGAGGAAGCCTACGGAGCTTTGGAGGGCATCTTCGACTACACCTACGACGAGACATACAACTAACGGGATTATGGCACGCACAATAGCAGAGATAAAGAAAGAGATGACCGACGCGTTCCTCGCCAACGAGGATCTGAGGCAGAAATACGGCTTCGACCCCACGAAAACGTGGGAGACGCAGTTCAGCCGTGTGAGCATCGAGAACCTGCTGATGTTCGTGGTGGCGTCGTCCATCCACGTGCTCGAGCGGCTGTTCGACACCCACCTTGCCGAGGTGGACAGCATCATCAGCAAGCGGGCGCACACCCTGAACTGGTACCGCAACAAGGCGCTGGCATGGCAGAAGGGGTGCGAGCTCGACACCGACATAGCCGAATACGACAACAGCGGTATGACCGACGAGGAGATAGCGGCCGCCCAGGTGGTGAAGAAGTGCTCGTGCGAGGTGGTGAGCGCCAACTACCCCACCATCCTGGTGAAAGCCGCCAAGGCGGACGGGACACTCGACAATGAGGAACTGGAGCAGTTCACCGCCTACATGACCGCCATAGCCGATGCGGGCGTAAGGGTGCAGACCCGTAGCGCCGCCGCCGACCACCTGTACATCAAGTTGCGCATCTGGTACGATCCGCTGGTGGTCAACTCTGCTGGCTACCTCATAAACGGGAGCAACGGCAAAACAGTAGCCGAGAACGGTGTGGAGGGCTATTTGGCGAACCTGCCCTATAACGGGGTCTACTATCCGCAGTTGCTGGAGCAGTACCTTATGGGGCAGCAGGGCATCAAGATGGCCCGTGTGGTGGTCACCATGGCCATAACGGCGGGCGGGGTGCCCGCAGGCATCGAGGACAAGTACCAGCCCTACAGCGGCGCACTGGTGTATGACCAGACAGTGCCCTACTACAACACCGAGTTTATCAACTTCAACACGACGTTCTGATGGCACTACTCGACAACCACATATTCGGCTTCAACGTCAGGCGGTTCATACCGCTGGCGCTTCCCACCGCCCTGCGCCGCAAGACGCTTTTGGGCGTGCTGTGGTCGCTCCTGAAGCCCTTGCAGACAGTGGCGCAGACTTTCTACAACAGGCGCAGGACCAACACGCTGATGGCGAGATACGACAGCGGGAAAGGCAACATCGAGCGCCTGCTGAACATCTTGTTCGACGGAGAGGAGCGCCGCATCTACATCGTGAACGGAGACGACAGCGTGGCCTATGCGGACACCTACCTCTTTGACGACGACACCTATAGGAGCGACGCCGCCTATGTCAGTTCGACCGCAGAGGAACCCACATCGTACCTGATGGCGGAACAGCCGCAGAAGGCGTTCACCATCGTAGTGCCGGCAGAACTGGCCGACAGCGTGGACGCCGTCAGCGAACAGGCGGCCATGTACGTGCTTCCGGGTATGAGCTTTACAACAGTAGTAGACAACTAACAACAACGACGATATGAACAAGACTATATGGGGCAACGGATTCCACCTGACACCGGAGGCGATGAACTTCCTGCAGAACGAGTTCACCGAGGGGCTTTCGGGGCTTTCGGGCGAGGATGCCGCTGCCAGTTACGTGGTCAGCGGCTGCAACGTGGTAGGCGGTGTACGTACCGACGGCTTCGTGGTGCTGGCGGGGGAACTGATGCCGTTCAAGGGCAACAATACCAACACCGACTACATCGGCATTGTGCAGACCGTAGGCAGCAACACCTACAAGAGTGGCTCGCCTGAACCCGCCTATATCACCCGCTATGCCGAGTGTGTGGCGTCAGCCGACAGTGCATTGGCACAGTTCAGCCAACTACCGCGCAGGCGTGTGGGGCTCGCACCCGCACCGACCCAGTGGATCACACTGGAGGGAGTGGCCAATGTGTCAACCGCAGAAGCTTATACAGACATCACTTGGGACAACTCCTGCCGCTGCCAGCCTGTCGAGACAGCCTCAAAGCGCTGGCGCGTTGACGAGCAGGGCAACCTGTTGGTGAACGGAGTGCTTTCGCTTACTGAAACGGACGCCAGCGCTCTGGCGTATTTCTGCCCGATTCCCCGGAGGGTTAAATTCCGTTGCGACGCATTTATGAACGACTATTACGGGAAGGTGATCTATTCGGTCTTCGCCACAATCGGTACCGATGGGGCACTCTACCTCGATGCGGACGACTTCGTCTACCCGACAAGCAGGCACGGAGTCACGAAGCTCTTATTCCCTATGACCGTAATTCCATTGTATTAGGCTTATGGCAGACTACAACAACCTACTGGCAAGGGCGCAGCTCATCAAGAACGAGACCGAGACAAGCGCCAATACAGCCGAGCGTGTCGGACAGTTGCTGGAAGACATCATCAACGCCATGGCGGCGGGTGACAACGACCGCAAGACCATCCGACAGGTATACGACGCACAGCAGCGCCTGCAGGTGCTGTTCGAGGTGAACGGGCAGTGCGTAATCAGGTACTCGGCAACGGTGAACGGGCGCTCGTGGAGCGACGAGCTTTACTACGCCTCCACCCAGTACCCGAACGAGGGGACGTTCTACACGCTGACCCGCCGCGACTTTATCGAGAGCCGCTTTGACGGCACACCCCGGGGTGTGTGCATCGCCCCCAAGGCGGTAGCGGCCGCGCCCGCTATCGAGTACACCTTCGAGGTGGTGTACCTCCGCGGTTCCATCACCTGGCACAATGGCGACCTGTTCCGCACACCAAGCACGAACGACATCCTGTGCGCCAAGCTATCGACCACCGAGGACGTGTCGGCCGCCATCAACCTGTCAACCTCTGCACAGGGGTACATCTACACCGACCAGAGCGCACTGGTGGAGGCACTTGCCGACAACACCCTTTACACCATGAACGCTAGCGCCAGCGGTGGTGCCTTCACCATACCCGCCCGAAGCGACTACAGCGGAACCTCTATCTTCTGCTACGGCGACGGCGTGGCCACGCTGAACGGAACCAACTATGCCTATACCAGCGGGCAGACGCTCCTGCTAGTGGGTGGCGTGGTGCATGTGGAGGACACTGTGTCCGACTACTACACAAGGGAGGAGACGGACGAACAGCTGGACGAGATCCGCGAGAGCCTCTCGACCGTGTACAAGTACAAGGGCAGTTGCACCTTCGCCAACCTGCCTACGACGAACCGAAAGGTGGGTGACACTTACAACGTGACGAACGCCTTCACCCTCGGCGGAGTCACCTACCCCGCAGGCACGAACGTGTCGTGGACAGGGACAGAGTGGGACGCCCTAGCGGGAGATTCGAGCAACAAGGAAGACAAGGGCAACAAGGTGACATCGCTGTCAGCCAGCTCGACCGATACGCAGTACCCGTCCGCCAAGTGCGTGCACGACGAACTGACAGGCAAGGCAGACAACAACGGGGTCGTGCACAAGACTGGTGATGAGTCTGTGGACGGGTGGAAGACATTACAAACGGGTATTGTGATCGGCAATAGCGGCTATATTCGGTTCGCCCCGCCAGGAACCGCTAGCGCCTCTATTAGTGGCGGAACCGCGAATACACTGTTCGTCGAAGGTGGTGGCATCATTGCCTACTCTGGCAACATCCTAAATAACGAGTCTAGGCTGGTAACAGGCGGAAAGGTCTACACAGTCCTGCTGGATTACCAGACCCTGGCCAACCTTGTCACGGCATTGTCTTCAAGCTCGACCGATACCCAGTACGCATCAGCTAAATGCGTCTACGATGCGCTGACAGGCAAGGCAGACGACAGCGCAGTCGTCCACAAGACAGGAGCAGAGACAATAGCAGGCGTGAAAACCTTTTCAGATGGCGTTGTGCTCCAATCAAGCGGCACGATAGCATCAGGTAGCGCAAGGGCTGTTAATGGCGGTACCGTGTTTGTCGCTTTGAGTGCTAAGGCAGACGACAGCGCAGTCGTTCACAATACCGGAGACGAAACCGTATCAGGCGTGAAGTCGTTTACAAGCACTATGCAGTTCGGCTCGGGCAGTGCGGCTATTGATTTGGTCAAGAATGGCTCCGCTATGGAGCTACAGAAAGCGTCCATCTTCCGCCTGCTGCGTGTATACACCAATAGCGAGCGACACATACAGCTGGACGTCTATGGCTCTACTGACGGTAACGCTACTTATCCTCGTTTAGTAGCTCGAAAACGAGACCTCAGCGGAGACGAACCTGCTACTACCGAAACGACCTCCGTCGCACTACGTGACGATAAAATCTCTTTCGCTTTAGCACGTACAACCGAGTGGGGATTCGTCAACGCCACCTCAAACAGCGACAGCAACTGGGCGACGAAAGAGATGCCGACCAAGAACGCAGTGAAGACCTTAGTCGACAGCCACCTCACCGACATAGTTATAACACTGGACTAATATGGAAAAGTTCTACACCGATGGCGAGTATCTATTCTCCGTCACCCTGACGGAACAAGGGGACGGGGTTGCGCTGACAAGGGGGCAGTTAGACCTACTTAACGCTTATTGTGCGACCACTTATTACGGCGGCCACGCCTACCAGCATGCGCTAACCAAGGTAGTGGACAGCAATGGCGACCCTCTGACCGACTCCAACCTGTACGCCATCAAGATCTCAACCCGGACCGACGACACATACGGACGCAACCAACGGGAGCAAGCCCTCTATTGGGGCTACACTTCGCAGCTTTCAGAGTCGGGGGTCTTCACCCTTCCCGAGATTGGCTCGATAAACTATGAGCCGATAAACAGCACAAGCTACACCAGTGTAACCGTGATAGCTTATGCGACTGCCAGCTATCCGATAACGGTGTCCTTCTATCAGATGACCTTCAATACCGACTACCAGCGCCTGACCGGGCAGGGTTTGACGATAGGCGGTTCAAAGGCGGGCAGGGTCACGGGCGTCGCATACGAAGGGCTTGGCGGTAACTTTAGCGCCCCCAACAGTCCAATAAAGGCACGGTCTATGGTCGCCCTCGTTCGCTCAGCGCAGACACCAGCCGTGGAAAAAACAATGACCCTGTCGCCAGAGACCTACCGGATGCTCATCGAGGACGAGGACTACAACCCCGGAGTTGATTACAGAATACCAAGCACCACCGGAGCTTCGGGCTCGTATCTGTGGAACAACAATGGGAGCACGGTCGGCAGTTCGGCACGCACCAAGTACGGAATAACCGGCAAAACGGCGAAGACAGGACGAAGCAAAGGCATCTATCGGCATAGAGGGCCGCGTGAAGGCTACAGTTTTCTTGTGGCGAAAATACTGGAGGGCGATGTTCCTTACGAACTGGAATGCGATGCCTATTGCGAACAGCCACAAAGCGAGGTAGAGGCGTGGAACATCAAGTGTGCGGATAACAGCAAGTATACAACCCCCGCCTACACACAAGGGCAGTGGGCGCACCTCAGCATTGCAGACTCCGCGCCCTCTGGCGGCATCGCGCATCCCTGTATCTACCTTCGCGTGAAGGCTACCCACACAACTGGGCACAACCTGTCCCTGCAGAATGTATTCCTGCGGCGCAAGTCCTTTGTGGGTATTGCGTCCGCCAAGAACTTCAGGGTCAAGGTCGGCAACTACAGCATGCTGGAATACCTCGACCTCGGGCATATTGGCGGGCGGTATTACTACGTCAATACGGGCATCGCAGTCGACTCAGACACGATGACGCTTTCGGCCGAGTTGAAGATACTGAGCGAGGAGAACGGCTTCTGTGTGTTCTTCGGAACGTTGAGCGGTTCTACCCCTATGTGGGAGTTAACAAGCATTATGGACTGGACAGGGAGCTCAGGAACCAGCCTCCCCGCAGTTTTTGACAACTACCACAGCTCGAGGTGGAAGATAGAGAAGACGCCTTCGTCTACTATCCTCAATGGGGTTGGGATTAACATCACGACCGGTTCCTATCAGTTCAATACATATCCGTTTTTGATTGGCGCTGAGCCGTCAGTTATGGGCTTCGCAGGATCGGTGAGGTTCTTCCATCTGGTGATAAACGGGGAAATGTGGGTGCCTGCGACAGACGGGACGGACTCCGGGCTTTTGAACCTGTCGACACTGGTATTCTACCCCGCCCTTATAGTCGGATAACTAACCAACGAAATTATGCAGAACTTGAAGCAATTCACATGCTACGCGGGCGAGACAAAGGCGCTTGTGGTAGAGATAGAGAACGAGCAGGAAGGCTCGGAAGTCGGTGTGGCCTTCGTGAGGGGTCAAACCGTCATAAAGAAGTCCTTCAGCACAAAAGACGGCACACTGGTAAAAGAAGAGGACGGCTGCTACCATTGCGAGCTTTCAGAATCGGACACACTGGAGATGGGCGTGGCGACTTTTGTGATAGAGGTGAAAGTGGAATCGCCCACCCGTGTGCTCATCCGCCCTGCTGGGCTATTGGAGATAAAGAGAGACCAAGCTTACCAACTATAAAACCAAACAATATGGGAACGAATAACGGAGAAATAAACATAAAGATAAGCGACGACTCGGGCACTCCGCAGTCGTATGTAGACGGAAAGGTCGCACAGGAGGCCACCGCCCGACAGGAAGCCGATAGCGCCCTCAGAGCCGAACTGGCGGGCAAAGCTGACGACGGAACCGTCATCAAGGCGATTATTCTGAACGGAGTGACCTATGTGCCCGCATCGGGCGTCGTCGATTTGGGGAGCGCGGGTTCTTCATCCGTGCCAGTCGTCATCAAATCACAAGCCACCACCCTATTGCCGGGCATGCTTGGAAGAGACAATGAGGGCGACGGCCGAGTAGAGATTTACGGCGGCGCGAACGGCATCTTTAGCTGGCACTCCTTGATAACGAAGGCATACGCGCTCTTCAACGTCAATTCAGCGCCACCCGCAAACGCCAGCAACGGCTATATCATGTTTGACACGACCACCCACAAGACACTGGTCCGCTACGACAACAAGTGGTGGGATGCCATGGGCAACGAGGTAACAGAATGAAAATAGCCACTCTTAGTGAGTGGCTATCTTATTTCAGGCAAATCTTATTTTCATCAAATCCTCGGCGAGGATATGGATCGAGTCAGCTAATTTTTTTACCGTCTCTTTGCGTGGTTTTTTTTGCCCGCACGCATAATGCCATAATTGCTTTTGATTTATGCCTGTAATTTTTTCGAGCCCCGCCTTGCTGATTATTTTGCTGTATACTTGCAAGAAGGTGGCAACATCAAAATAGAAATTGACGGTATAATCGCTTTTAAAGCAATCCGGTATTTTTGCCCCGTTCCTTTTCATGCCATCTAATGTAAACTCAATATTCTCCAACAACGATTCTTTGACTTCCTCGATGGTGTCACCGATGCCCATAAACCCGTTGATTCCCTCCAAATAAGCGGAATAATTGTTATCCGCGAATTCAATAATAGCCTTTATTTCCATGATAGTATCTAATTTATTCTTTAATGGGGGGGCTGTTTAAGCAGTCTCCCCCTTTTTATTCCCTAAGTGATTTAATGATGCTGTTAGCGGTTCCTCTGGGGACATCCTTGCTCAATTTTCCCGAAATGGTAACCACCTTTCCATTTTTCAGGTATTGCCGATGGTCTCCTTTTGTTCTATCTAGCACATATCCCAACTCCTCCGCTAATTTGATAAGGTCCTTAACTTTGTATGTCATATGCCTCCTTTCTTGTTTTGATTGTAGTACAAAGGTAACTATTTTTCTACCATTATGCAAATTTATTGCCCAGAATTTACCGCAACGCACTCATTTTTTGTAAATTCGTAGATATTAATCTATATTATGAGTGCATTATCTGAAATACGGGAAGCCATTCAGAGCATGGCGCACCAGGATAGTGAACAGCGCACGAACTGGCACGTGGGAACCGTCACCCGGGTGGATGCTTCGGGTGATACGTGCTCGGTGCGGTGTGAGGGTGCGGTGTGGACGGGCGTCCGCCTGTGTGCGGTGGCTGACAGCGCCAACGACTTCCACATCGTGCCGAGGGTCGGCAGTATGGTGGTGGTGGCGGACATGAGCAACGGAGGCATGGCCGATTTGGCCGTCGTGCTGTTCAGCCAAGTGGAACGGATGACGTTCCAGGATGGGAAACACACCACCGCTAACGCCGACGTGCTGAAGGCGGAGCTGGACAAGCTGACCGCACGGGTGGATGCACTCTACGACACATTCAACAGCTGGACACCGGTTGCACAAGACGGAGGGTCGGCGCTGAAGACACAAGCCTCGGCACATCTGGCGGGCAAACCAAGGAGGACTGGGGCGATATACAGAACGATAAAATTAAGCACGGATGAGAAACAAGCGGTACGGCATACAGATAGACGACAGCGGCGACTTGGTGGTCGCAGATGGCGGTCTGTCCATGGGCGACACCCTGGCGCAGAACGAGTTCCTGCTACTGGCTAGCGGTCCTGGCGACTTGAAAGAGTCCCCGCTAATGGGTGCAGGCATCTCCGACATGGTTGGCGATCATGACATGACGGGCTGGAAAAGGCGCATCATCGACGCACTGAAGGACGACGGACTGCGGGTGCGGAGTCTGGAACTGGCGGCCGACGGCACACTGACCCGACTGGAGGCGGACTACTAGGCCTATGGACTTGGAGACGTTCGCAAAGAAGCTGGGCAAGGACCTCGGGCAGTTGCGGAACCACCTCAACCGACGGGTTCCCGGTGTGGCTGGCCAGGAGCTGGTCAACTTCTTCAAGCGGAACTACCGCCGTGGCGGTTACGAGGACGGAGGTTTCCACGCCTGGAAGGTGACGAAGCGACAGCTCAGCGGCATGAAAGGGGCAGAGGGCAAGTACCTGCCACTGCACAGCCGCAGAAACGCCCTTTTTTCGGCCATAGCGTACAAAACGGGCGACGGGTGGGTGTCGGTATTCAACAACGCCCCCTATGCCGATATACACAACGATGGCGGCACGATCACCATAAGGCTGACCGACAAGATGCGCCGGTTCTTCTGGGCGATGTACTACAAAGCCAACGGAATCAGGCGCACCACAGGCGGGAAAGGACGCAAGAAGGCGAAGACAAAAGCCACCATGGTGGCGGAACAGTACAAGTGGATGGCACTGACCAAGCGGAAGACCTTCACCGTGAAGATACCACAGCGTAAATTCATCTACGACTGCAAGGAGGTGCGCGGCATCGTTAAAGAACTGGTAAAGAAAGAAGTGGTTAAATTCTTGAAAATATAGCTATATGGAGAACTTATTGACAGCGATAATAGACATACTGGAGGAGCACGGGCGAGAACTCGGGCTGTCGTACATCGACGAGGAGTACGGACAGGTGGAGATGCTCGACAGCGACAACGCCGAGACCTACCCCGTCACGTTTCCCGCCGTATTGGTGGACAGTTCTGGCGAGCAGTGGGAGCAACTGGGCAGGCAACACCAGAAGGGGCTGGCCACCGTGAACGTGAACATCTACATCGACTGCTACCACGACACGCACGCCTACAGTAACACACGGCACCGTGTAGCCGAACGGATGGGGCTCGTCCGCTCCATCACCGAACTGCTGCAGGGCGTCACCCCCATCGAGGGCGTAACGGGCGTACTGACCCGCACAGCTGCCACCACCAGCACCAACGCCCACGGCATAAAGATGTACCAGATAACTTTCACAACACCGGTATACGAGTCATTCGACCGCACGGAGACGCACGAGGTACAGACAGTAACCATTAACGCAAAACTGAGCCGATGAGGAAGATAACACCCGCCAACGCCAGGCGGAAGGACATGGCGAAGATACTCTACGTGCAGGGCTACCAGTCGTCGCAAGAGATAGCCGAGAAGCTGTGGTGTGAGGACGGACAGAACCCGCGTAGCAGGGCGAATGCGCTAATCCGCGGCTCTAAGATGGTCAACACGTGGATACGCGACGAGGGATGGGACGAACTCCGCACCAGTCTGTCCATTACCCGTGACGCCAATTTAAAGAACCTCTACGCCCAAATTTCCACCATAACGAACAACATAGCCAGGCGGCCGCCCGAACAGCGTGTAGCGACGCAGGAAGAGGCTGAGATGCTCGCAAAGCTGGCGGACATCATCAGCAAGCTGGAGAAAGAGATAGGCATCAGCGAGATCGTGAACACGGGCATGCAGTTCATCGACTGGATAAAGACACACGACATAGGGGCCGCCAAGGAAGTCTGCACCTACTGGGACGAGTTCCTGAAGGCGAAAATGACCGGATAAGGAAAGGAGGTACGACATGAAGCAGGAGGACCGATTTGCGCTAAAGGAGTGGGAAGCCTACAAGAAGACGCTGGCGATGGACGTTGGCGTCGACCTACGCATGCCGCCCGCCGAGCGCCGCAAACTGAGGGCGGAACTGGAGAAGGACCCCATCAGGTGGATGCAGTACTTTTTCCCGAGTTATGCCAAATACCCGTTCGCCCAGTTTCACAAGGACTTCATCGGGCGCGTGCTCGAGCATCCGGAATGGTTCGAGGTTATAAGCTGGAGCCGAGAGCTGGCGAAGTCCACCGTCACCATGATGCTGGCGCTCTACCTAACGCTCACGGGGCGCAAGAAGAACGTCATCTGCACCAGTGCGACCGAGAAGGGCGCCATCAAACTGATAACGCCCTACCGCGAGCAGTTGGAGTTCAACAGCGCCATCCGGCTGCTGTATGGCAAGCAACCCACCCTCGGGCAGTGGAAGGACAACGACTTCAAGGCCGCCTGTGGGGCGTCGTTCATGGCGCTCGGAGCAGGCAACAGCCCACGAGGCACCCGAAACGGAAGCGTGCGCCCCGACCTTATCATCGTGGACGATTTCGACACGGACGAGGACTGCCGAAACCCCGAGACACTAAACAACAAGTGGGAATGGTGGCAGAGGGCGCTCTACCCTACCCGTGCGGTCAGCGAGCCCACCACAATCATCTTCTGCGGCAACATCATCGCACAGGACTGCTGTATCAAGCGGGCGGGCGAGGTAGCCGACCACTGGGACATCGTCAACATACGGGACGAACACGGCCATAGCAGTTGGCCCGAGAAGAACACCGAGGAGCACATCAACCGCATACAGAAGAGCATATCGGCCGCCGCCTTCCAAGGCGAGTACTACAACAACCCGATCAGCGAGGGACGGATATTCAAGAGCCTGCAGTGGGCGCCCGTTCCTCCGCTGAGTTCGTTCAAGTTCCTCACCTGCTACGGCGACCCCTCCTACAGCGACAGGAAGAGCAGTAAATCGTCCATGAAGGCGCTAGTCCTTATCGGGCGGATAGGAAATACCACCTACGTGATAAAGAGCTTTGTGGCGCACTGTACGAATGCCGAGTTCATCGACGAGTACTTCAAGATCCGTGATTACGTGGGCGGAGCGACCAACGTCTACTACTGGATGGAGAACAACAAGCTGCAGGACCCGTTCTTCAGTCAGGTCTTCATGCCGCTGTTGCGTGAGGCTGTTCGGGTTCGTGGCTCGCTGAACATAAGGGGCGACGAGACAAAAAAGACCGACAAGGCTACCCGCATCGAGGCGACCCTCGAACCGCTGGTGCGTGAGGGCCGTCTGCTGCTGAACGAAGAGGAGCGGCACTCGCCCTATATGCAGGAGCTGGAGAACCAGTTCAACCTGTTCGACATGACCCTGCCCTACTGCGCAGACGGTCCCGATGCCGTTGAGGGTGCAGTCGCCATCACCGACCGCAAGGAGCGGGAACTGTCGCCAGTTCTGACGACCAGCCTCCGCAGTTTGCGGCAATCGAACCGGACGGGCTGGTAATCTATACCGTGCGGCTGGGATGCCCCGAAGCGCCCAGACGTTACGAAAAAGGGGGATGCCGTTTATGGCGTCCCCCTTTGCTCTATCTGTTTCTCGTAAACCACCAGCCGAAGCCGACCAGCAACATGGCCACTAGCAGCCACCACCATGGCGGTGAGGTGGAGGTGGTCTTCGCTGTTTCCGAGCGCGCCACCGAGGCGGAATCGCTTGCGAGGCTGTCAGAACGCACCCGCACGGCGGTAGCCTCCGCCTTGGTTTCGCCCTTCCTTACCTCCTTCTTGCGCACCAGCGCGCGCGCCACCGTCTTCACCGGCTGTCGGGAAACCGCCGTGGCGGTGTCAATAACGAAATAGGGATAGAAGTCGGTGCGTGTGAACACCACCTCTGTGTCAGTCAGCCGGGTCGTGTCAACCAGGTACTCGATTACAGTGCTGTCCTTCTCGAACACGTTCTCCGACTTGTGCGTGTCGGTCGCCAGTTCCTCCTTCACGAGCTTCGCCCGAGAGGCGCACGAGTAGAACAGACACAGGCAGGCCGCCAGAACGGCCGCTATCAGCAAAATCCTCCTCATGACGTAATCTTTAGCGTTACACATTCATTTCTCCTTAGCGCGGCATGTACGAGCCCGAAAAGGCGGTCCTCGCACTTCCTAGCCAGCGACAGCCAGCCGATGCGGTCGTTGATGCCCGTCAGGACACACCCCTGCGTGTCTTTCACGCTGTTACCAGCATGGAATAAGATATAGCGCTCGTTGAAGGCCTTATCGCCATCACGGGTTACCCAGAGCACGATGCGCCGGAACTTAGGCGAGTAGCGCTCCTTTATCGTGTACACACCCGCGGGTATGCGGTTGCCCTTGTCGCCCTCTGCCGTTCTGACGGGCAGTTCCATCGAGTTGCAGACGAACTCGCCATTGGCGAGGATCCGCCCAATCGTGTAGTCCTTTTTTGACCAGTTTCTTGTTAGCAGTATCTGCATAGTCATTCGCCCTTCAGGGCGTCTTCTAGGTCTGTTTTGTCCATGCTTATCTTTTCAGCCACCTCCGAGATGATAAGCTTCTTAATCAGTCCGAACACCTTAATGCCCGGGAAAGCGATAGAGAGGTTGGCGATAATAGAGAGCGCCTCACTGACGATAATGACCGAAGTGTAGGCGCGGGTGATCCACATGTTGTCTATCTCGAGCGTCTTGTCGATTGTGGCGAACAGTAGGAACAGCCCGATGTAGACTGCCGACTTCGTGATGAAGTCGAAAATACGGCACGACAGCAAGCCCTTGCCTGCTCTCAGACTGCGAATAATGCCGCACAGGAAGTCGGCAAAAGCGGCAAAAAGGATGAACACGACCAAATCCTTAGAATCGCCTAAGAAGGTCGCCAGAAGGGCGAGTAGCGTGGCCACCCAGCCCGACACATGTGAGTAAATGTTTGCGAGTTTTTCCAGCATGGTTTTATGTTTTGTTTGGTTAATAATGCGGGTCGTGCATAGGGTTTGAGTGGATGTAGAAGTTCGAGTTCTTCCGCTGGTCGTACGCAGGCAACTGGTCGGCATCAGCAATGGATATTTTGCCCGCCGACACCTGCCTCAGCCACTCCATCGCCCGGTCGTATCGGTCTTGCCTGACTTTGCTCATTTTGTAAGGGTTGTGCAAACAGAACAGATGGTATACGGCTATGTCCTTCGCATACATCAGGATGAGCGTATTCCGCTCACTGCCCCTGCGGGCAAAAATGGCGTCCGTGTCGTAGCGTCCCGACAGGTAACCCTTCATCTCTGCAATCGCATCGTTCTCGCACTGTTCAATGACGGCCTCGTCGTTTCTGACCAGCGCGTCAAGAATCTCGGCGTGTATGGTGGAGTCGTAATCCCCTAATTCTATAAAGTCGCTCATAGTGTTAACAATTAATTTCTTGGCTATTTCTTTGTAAATATATAGGATTTAGTCTAAATTAGTGTAAAATTTCTTAGATATATTTCTATGATTAAGGCACTATTATACGGAAGTATCGGATACGAGGTAGAGGCCCGTGACGTGGTTGAGTACCTCGACGCGCACAAAGACGAAGACGTCGAGCTCCACATCAACTCGCCAGGCGGTAGCGTGTTCGAGGCTATCGCCATGCGCACCGCCATCATGGCGCACAAGCGCATCACCCTTGTGGTGGATGCCATTGCGGCAAGTGCGGCGGCTATTATCAGCCTGTGCGGCAAGCCGCTGAAGATGGCAGACTATAGCCGCCTTATGTTGCACAGCGCATCGAGCTACGCATCGGGCAACAAGAAGCAGATGCAAGAGGAGATAGCCATGCTGGAGAGCATCGACAACGACCTCGCCAGTATGATTGCCGACAAATTTGGGAAAGAAAAGGACGAGATACTCGCCACCTATTTCGACGGCTCCGACCACTGGTTAGACCGTGACGAGTGCATCAAGATGGGGCTGGCGGAGAAGTACGAGCCCGAAGGCGAGACGCAGAACGCGCACACCGCAGTGGTGTGGGACTGCATCAACTTCAAGCAGGCAAAAATGAACAATAACAATAAAAAGCAAAAGAACATGGATTTGACCAAATTCCAAGCTGTCGGGGCATTCAAGGAGTGCACGACAGAAGAGCAGATTGTCGACACCGCCACCCGACTGGCGGACGAGTTGGCCAATGCGCAGGCTTCTGCCACCGCCAAGGACGCACGCATAGCGGAATTGGAGGCAGAGGTTGCCGCATTCGAGGCCGAAAAGCAGAAGGCACAGGACGACGCTGACGAGAAGGTCATTGCCGACGCTGTCGAGGCGGGCAAGATCACCAGCGAACAGGCCGACATCTACCGCGCCATGCTGAAGACCGACCGAGAGAACGCCCTAAAGATGCTAGACACCGTCAAGGCGCAACCCGAACCAAAGAAGGTGACCGACTACATCAAGGGTGAGGGCGGAAACGGAGAGCCGAAGAAGTCCTACTTCGAGGAACAGATGGAGCGCATTCGCAAACAGAATCAATAACTAAAAACAGAGTAAGATTATGGCAATTAACATTACCACCGCATTCCCTGGCGAGTTCTTGGATAAGATCTTGACCAAGGCAACCATCGGCAACGAGCTGGTTGAATCGAACCTCATCCACGTAGAGATGAACGTGTTGAAGCGCCTCTATTTCGGCAAGCTGTTGGCGACTGACATGCTGCAGCACCGTGTCGAGATGCCAACCGCTGATACCGCAAAAGGCAACCTCAACTATGCCGAAAACTACGTTGAGCCTAAGGACGTGATGGCCTACACCCGTTACAACCCTAGAACGTTCGAGAGCATTTGGCGCAAGTGGCAGCCTACCGGCCCGATGGCAAACGAGACCTGGGGACCAAAAGCGCAGGCCGACTTCTTGTCTGTCTTCGCTGACAAGGTGGCCGAAGAGGTCGGCTACCAGATGATTAACGGCATCTATTCGGAATCGACCGACGGCTTGTACTTCGATGGCATCGTGACCCGCATTCTCGCAAATGCGAGCGTCCTCACTGCAGGAGCGGGTGAAACCACCTACGCCAAGAAGTTCAAGGCCATGCTGTCGAAGTTCGACAAGGCCGCACGCAAGAAGAAGAACTTGAAGTTCATCACCAGCATCGACGACTGCGACAACTACGACGAGGAGTTGAAGCTGAACACCTATAAGAACGGAGACCTGACCATCCAGCAGAAGCTTGCCTACAACGGTATCCCTGTTGTGGGTCTGGCGCAGTGGCCAAAGGGTCTCATCGTTCTCACCCTTGCCGACTCGTCACTCGAGTCTAACTTCTACGCCGGTTGTGCTTGGCAGACCGACGATACCTTCATCAAAGAGGGGTTGGTTCAGGAGGACGGCGAACAGCACTTTATCAAGATGCTCATGAAGTTCGACACGCAGATTGCACTGCCCGAGTACGTCGTGGTATGCGACGAGCGTGAGGCAACCGCCACCACCGTGACTGAGAACGTCATCGCCGTGGGCAACTACGTTAACAGCCTGGAGCAGGGCACCCTTGCGGCCAATGCGACCTACACGTTCGCAACCACCGGCGCGGGTCTGCTGAAGGGCGCTTCTGTCTACGTGAAGAACGCCACCACCGGCAACTACAAGATCACCATCGGCACCAAGGTTCTGGCAAAAGGAGAGAGCGCAACCTTCTACTACGACGGCACCGCCTGGCGCGAAAAGGCATAAGCACTGCTTCATGAAGGTAGCCCCGCAAGGGGAGGGATAGGGGTCGGTATTATTTAACAACAAAACAAGGTAAACAATGACATCATTACTTCCATACGTGAAAATAGCGTTCCAGAACGGAGCGCTCGGCATCACAGAGCCAACAGCGGACGGAATCTGCGGTCTTGTTCCCGATGGGGCGGTGGTCATCAACGCCTACACCGATAACAACGGGGCGGCGTACCTCATCACCAGCCTTGCGTGTGTGACCAAGACGGGCACGGACGCACTGACCTACGAGATGATCCGCGAGTTCTTCGAGGAAGCGGGAGAGGGTTCGTACCTGTGGGTGCTCAACGCCAAGCCGACCACCAGTGCGGCGGGCGTCACCAGCCTGCAGAACCTGAGTAATGGCGCCTGCCGTACCATCGGTGTGGTGACACCTATTACAGCGGCTAACCTGGACACCGATGTGGAGGCACTCAACGAAGCCGCCGAGGGTCTCGTAGACGACCTCTACGCACCCGTCCTCGTAGTAGCCGGAACACCGGCACCGTCCACCATCGGCAGTGCCGAGAACCTCACACTGCTCGACAGTAACCGCGTAGCAGTCGTCTGCGGTAACGAAGTGACAGGCGATGCCACCATCGACGCATTGCTCGACGATGCGGGCGCAGTCGGTTTGTTGCTCGGACGCATCGCACACAATGCCGTCCAGACTTCGGTAGCCCGTGTGTCTGATGGAGCCATCAAGGCCCGCAACATGGCGCTGGGCACTTCGCCTATCAATAACGCCAACGCCGCCACCCTGCACGGCAAGGGGTACATCACCCCACGCACTTGGACGGGCAAGGCGGGGTTCTACTGGTCGGGCGACGCACTCGCCACCGCCACAACGGACGACTACGGCATGATACCACGCCGCAGAACCATCGACAAGGCCTTCCGCATTGCCTACAAGACACTCGTCGAAGAGGTGGGCATGGAGATACCAGTATCGTCGACAGGCGGCATCCCTAACGGTACCGCCAAGGCCATAGAGGCTATGGTAGAGACCGCAATAGAACAGGGCATGACCAATCAGGGCAACCTCGGAACCGATCCGGACGACGACACCGACAAGGGCGTCATCGCTTCGGTTGATCCTGACCAGAACGTGGTAGCGACTAACAAGATTGAAGTCAGTCTGCGGGTTAAGCCTTACGGCTATGCCTACTACATCGACGTGAACCTCTCGTTCTTCACAACCAATTAACATAGGAGGACCCAATTATGCAAGACTTGGAATTAAAGAGCTTCAGCTCTAGACAATACGAGTTCAGCTCGCTGAACGTGCTGGTAGGCGGCAAGCCTATCATCGGACTGCTCGGGCTCTCCTACAAGGTCAGCCAGGACAAGAAAGCCATCTACGGCAAGGGCAATCTGCCCATCGCTATCCAGAAGGGCAACATCTCGACAGAAGGCACCCTCAAAGTGCTGCAGAGCGAGCTGGAAACCCTCGTAAAGGCAGGCGGGAAGAACGGACTGCTCGGGCTGGAAGTCGACATCGTGGCCGAATACGGCAACCCGTCGCAAGGCGACATGCCCAAGGTCGACATCCTCCGAGGCGTACAGTTCACCGAAGAGCCGAGAGAACTGAACCAGGGCGACACCAACATGGAGATAGAACTGCCGTTCATCTCCCTGCGCATCGACCGGAAAATATAGCCCATACTTTTCCTTTATCATTTCTTAGGGGCCGGCTGGCATATACGGCCGACCCCTTTTTATAATTATAACCCAAAACAGCAAGAACCATGGAGCAGAAACAAATTGAAGAATGGAAGCAACAGCACGGCAAGGTATTCGAATGCAGTGCGGACGGTGAGACCGCCTACTTCCGCAAACCAACACGCACAGAGCTCAGCTACGCGCTTGCACTGCAGGCCAATAACAAGAGCATCGAGATGATCGAACACATACTGAAGTCGTGCTATCTGGGCGGCTCGAGGGTGTTCCTCGACGACACCGACTACATGCTTGGCGCTGCCGACCTCGTGAACAGCCTTGTGCAGGTTAAGCATGTTGAAGTAAAAAACTTATAGAGGGGGCGAAGGGAGACATTGACTGCAACTGGGTCGGCTACGTCGACACCCTGCTGCAGTACTACCTTCACATAGACCCCCGCCAATTAACCGACGAAGAGTGGGCGCAGAAATACGCCCAGTTATCCGATATAAGAAGGAGGGAAGCCGATGGCGGAAAACGTTGAAGTCAAAATACACATCCTCGAGAACATCCAGTCCACCATGGACGCCATCAACCGCAAACTCGGGGAGACCAACACCAAGGTAAAGGAGGTGAACACCAGCTTCATGAACCTGAGCAACGTGATGAACGTAGCCCGGAGTGTCTGGGGCGCGGTCAGCGGTGTAGTGTCGCAAGTTGTCGAACTAGGGGCGCAAGCCGAACAGACCTCCGTAGCCTTCACACAGCTGATAGGCAACGAAGAGTTGGCGGGGCGCATGCTCGGAGAGATAAACGAGTACGCCGCCAAGACCCCGTTCAGCCAGTTGCAACTGGTAGACGCCGCCAAGACCATGCTCAACTTCGGCGTAGCAGCCGACGATGTGAACACCCATCTGAAGGAACTGGGTGACATCTCGATGGGTGACGCCAATAAGCTCAACTCGCTCGCCCTGGTGTTCGGTCAGGTGGCCAGTGCCGGCAAGATGCAGGGGCAGGACCTTATGCAGTTCATCAACCAAGGGTTCAATCCGCTCAAAGAGCTGGAGAAGATGACAGGCATGGCGTATAAGGATCTGCAGGCTGCCATGGCGAAAGGGGCGGTGTCTGCCGACATGGTAGCCGCCGCACTGGCGCACGCCACAGGCGAAGGCGGTCAGTTTTATGGAATGGCCGACAAACTGAGCCAGACCTTCAGCGGCAAGCTCAGCACCGTCATCGGCAAGTTCCAACAGCTGGCGGTCGGTCTGTTCGAAAAGATAAAGCCCGCACTGCTGGCGCTATTGGATGCCGCTGAAGCGCTCGAAACCCCACTGAAAGCCATCGGCAACGGCATCGTGGCCATTATATCGGCGCTAATCGAGTGGGCGCCCGCCATCGGGGCGGTAACAGTAGCCATAGCTGCCTACAACGTAGCCGTCAACGCCTCAGCCGCCATCACCAAGGTGGTGACCTTCGCCACAACGGCATGGGCGAAAGCGCAGGCGGCGCTTAACGTCATCATGTCACTCAACCCTATCGGATTGGTCGTAGCGGCAGTGGCCGCACTGGTGGCGGTCATCGTCATCTGCTGGAACAAGTTCGACAAGTTCCGGGCGGTTGTAAAGACAACGTGGGACACGGTCAAAGGCTTCGGCTCGATACTGAAGGACTACGTGGTGGAGCGCATCAAGAGCGTCATCAGCGGACTGGGCGCCATGGGCGGAGCCATCGCCAAACTGTTCAAAGGCGACTTCAGCGGAGCGCTCGACACCGCCAAGCAAGGCATCAAGCAACTATCGGGCTACGAGGCCAAGGTAGCTGCATCGAGGCGCGCGGCAGAACTGGTAAACGGAGTAGGCGACAACTACCGCCGCAGGCTCGCCAACGAGCAGATGCGGCAACTGGCACAGAAGACAACCACCACCAACGATAAGCGCGGACGCTCGGAACTGACGCAGAACGAACTGGCCGCACTGGCCAACGCTTCGGGGGCGGGAGCGAAAAGCACCAAGGCGGGCGACAAGACGAAGTCGGCGGCAGAGGCCACCGTAACAGGCGGAACACGCAACACCAGCATCACCATCAACTTCGACAAGGAGATGGTGGCTATGAACTTCAACGGCGGGTACATGGACAACCTCGCACAGGTGGAGAGCACACTGGAAGAACAACTATTAAGAGTACTTAACGCGGCGAAAGCGGCAATCTAAACAGCATACATCATGACAGGCGTATCAGAAAAAAAGCAGATAAAGCAGGGCGGCTACCAAATCATCAACGGCCGCGAGAACAACGTGAAGTTGGACGTGCCACGATTGTGGTTCCCCGACATACAGAAGTTCCAGATGGCGGTAGACATGGCCAAGCGGTGGGACTATCCGCGCCGCAAGGAGCTCTACGACCTTTACGACAGCGCCATGATGGACGCCCACCTTAAGGGCGTGGTCCGCAAGCGCCGCACCGCAATGAGCCAGTTTCCGATAGAGTTCCGGCGCAACAACAAGCCAGTCGACGAGGTAAACCGCATTGTGCGGGCGCCATGGTTCCGCGATTTCCGCAAGAGCCTGCTCGATGTACAGCTGTACGGGTTCCACGCTTACCAGTTCCTGCCAAAGAACGGGTGGGTGGAATTTACCGAGATAGACCACCGGCACATCAACCCCATCACGCGGGAAGTGCTGGAGTATTCGTCAGACCTCAACGGCCAGCCACTCGACAGTTTTCCCTATACGCTGTTCCTAGGCAAGCAGGAAGAGATTGGCGAGCTGGCGAACGTGTTGCCGTGGATCATCACCAAGCGGCAGACCACAGGCGACTGGGCACAGTATGCCCAGCTGTTCGGCATGCCTATAAGGGAATACACCTACGACGGGGCAGACCGAGAGACCCTGCTGGCCTTGAAAGAGGAAGCCGAGTGCCAGGGGAGCAACGGCATCTACTTCCACACCACCGACACCAACATGCACATCCTCGAGCCCTCGAACCGGAGCGGCAGTAGCGAGCTCTACGAGCGGCTGATGGACAAATGCGACGAGCAAATCTCCATCCTACTGCTCGGCAACACCCTCACCACCACCGTAGGCGACAGCGGTAGCCGCGCCCTGGGCGACGTGCAGAAGAGCGAGGAGGAGGCCATCATGGAAGACGACCGCCAGTACGTGCTCGACGTGCTCAACTACGAGATGAGCGACATCTTCATGACCATGGGCATCAACACCGAAGGCGGCGAATGGTGCTACGTGAAGCAGGAGAAGATAGACGCCACCGCACAGGCCGACATCGTGGTGAAGATGGACCAGCTCGGACTGCCCATCAGCGACGACTACCTCTACGAGACTTTCGGCATCGAGAAGCCTGCCGACTATGAGAAGCTGGTGAAAGAGAAAGAGGCGCAGAAAGCCGCTATGCAGAAGGCGATGGAAGAGGCGGGCAAAGCAACGAACCAACCCGCAGAACCCGACAAGAAAGCCCGCACGGGCATCGCAAAGCGGATATTGGATTTTTTTGCATCAGCCCGCAAGGAGGCGGGCAGTCAGGACACTCTTTCCATGAAGTGGTAGACGACCTCTACTACGGAAGCACATGCCCGTGCTGTTCGGGCATACAGGACGCCAACCTCAACATCTCGTTCGACGAGGACATGCTGGCCGAGGTGTTGGAAGAGATTTACAACGAGAAGGTGAAACCCGCCGAGGGCGAGATACCACGCAAGTACTACGAGGCAAACCGTGAAAAGTTCGAGGAGGCCACCGCTCAGGGCATGGCGCAGAGCCAGAACCCGAACATAGCCGACGACAAGGAGTTCCTGAAGAAGTACCGCCACAGCATCGACGTGTTCAGCGCCTTCCGCAGTCACGCCTACGCCAAGCGACTAGCGGACGAGCTTTACGACTCGGAGGGCAAACTGCGCCCGTTCGAGGAATGGCGCAAAGCCACTGAGAGCATACAGAGTCACTTCAACAAGAACTGGCTGCAGACCGAGTACAACACCGCAGTACTGAGGGCAGAACAGGCGGCCGACTGGCGGCACTTCGAGGACAACAAGGAAGACTTTCCATGCCTGAAATGGATGCCGACCTCGTCCGCTACCCCACGGGAACAGCACAAGGCCTTCTGGGACATGGGGCTGACCCTGCCAGTGGACGACAAGTTCTGGGACAAGCACCACCCCGGCGACCTGTGGAACTGCAAGTGCTACCTCGAGCCTACCACGGCAGAACCTACGCCCAAGAAGCGCATACCGAAGGAGAAGGACGCGCCAAAGCCCGCCAAGGGACTGGAGAGCAATCCAGGCAAGAAGGCGGAGATGTACAGCCGCAACCACCCCTACTATCCACAGCCACAGACATGCATTTGGCTAAAGCTCGCCAAAGGCGGTGCGGAGGCTATGCTTGGCAGGTTCTTCAATGCCGAAGAGGCGAAGTGCCCGGGGGACTGTAATGGATGTAAAATACTAGAGGAATATAAATCCCGAGCAGGAGATAATACCGTCATGAAAAATAGCGAGCAAATAATGTCAGAGAGGAGAGAAATTTGGCGGAAGCTATCCAAAAACGGAGACTACCGAGACGTTGAATTTGACGAGCAAACTGGTGGTCTTAAAGCAACGCACAAGGAACATAATTTTGACAGGTTCAAAGGATGGTACGAAGAAGAAGTCCAAAAGGCGGGCTTCAAAAATGGCAACGCTGTCATCTTGGAAAAAGAAGACCATACGAGATATAAGAAAAGAAACACTGAAGGAACTTGGAACGGGCTGAAGTTTGAAATAGCGGGAAAGGAAACCGCCACCCCGAAAAACATAAGAGAAGGATTAAAGCACTGCGCTAAAAAACCGGGATGTAAAGTTGCGGTTTTGTTTTTCCCTAAAAGCAATTTTGATTGTGCAAATTTTCACTCGGGTTTGGCTATGTATTCAGGCCTTAAAGGAACCTCGCAATGGGTTGAATTTGATAAAATTATATGCATACAAAACGGAGACATTGTATTTGAAAAAAGCCATCAGTAAAACTGATGGCTTTGGAGCGAGACGCCCGCCAAGTTCTTTGAACAAGGGTTGCACCTCTCGCACCACAAAGTTACACAACAATTTTTTAACCGGGCAATTTCAGCCCATGTTTTTAAACATAAAATCAAAAATTATGAAGCAGACACAGAAATACAGGCAGTTGTCGCTATTTGACAATTTGGCGGGTGGGGGTAAATCTTTAGAGCCGTTTGAGACTCCCGAAGAGGAGCAGACGTCCAAAAGGCTGAAGGGCGGCAGTCAGAACCCCATCGTCTTCCACGATTACGAGAGCTACGTGGCCAAGTTCAAAGATGGGCCGAAGACAACAGACGACACCTACACGCCGAAGGACGTCTACGAGGCAGTACTGCAGTATGTGGGTGAGGTCTACGACATGACCGGCAAGCAGGTGCTCCGTCCGTTCTACCCTGGCGGCGACTACGAGAATGCCGAATACCCCGAAAACGGTGTCGTCATCGACAACCCGCCCTTCTCCATCTTCACGAAGATATGCAAGTTCTACAGCGAGCGGGGCATTCCGTTCTTCCTGTTCGGGCCCGGCATGACGATAATGAGCGTATGCGGCTACTGTACTGCCGTCGTCATCGGCACCAGCATCACCTTCGCAAACGGTGCGGCCATCAACTGCAGCTTCGCCACCAACCTGTTAGACGGGATTGCCGCCACCACAGCGGTAAGGCTCACAAAGCTTATAAAGGCATGCCCGAGTCAGAACCGCACCGTAAGCCTACCGGTAAGGACTTATCCGCCCGAACTGGTGTCTGTGTCGGACCTGCAGACGATAGCGAGGGGCGACGACGACTTCGCGGTTCCCCTTGACTCATGCAGAATAGTGAAGAAGGTGGGCGGCGTCGATCTGTTCGGCAACCACCTGCTTACAAGCACCCCGTTAGGCGAAGCGAAGGAACAGGCCGCAGAGCGAGCGAAGGAGCAGGCCAAGAGGGCAATTCCGATATCGCTGCGGACTGCCGAACGGATGCTGGTGCAGAGGATGTGAGGTGGGAATATTTCGAGCTGTAGTCTTTTTTAACCTAAACTGCGGAAAAGGAAGGAACCAAATAGCGGTTCTTCCCTTTTCCGTCATATATCCAGGGGCGGGATTCTCCTCACCGCATCCCTCCGCTTCTCGTCCACGATCTTGGCGTATATCTGCGTTGTCTAGATCTGCCGGTGTCCTAGCAGTTTTGATACCGTGTACAGGTCCGTGCCGAGCGTCAGCAGCATCGTGGCGAAAGTGTGTCGTGCGCAGTGGAAGGTGATGTGCTTATCTATACCAGCCTTAGCAACCCATTTCGAAATGTTAGCGCACAATTGTGGCGGCGACCCGATACTGCCGAACACCGGGTCGTTTCCTTTCTTCCGCTCGCCCATCAGCGCCACCGCCTCGGCATTCACATCAATATATTGCACACCTCCGGTCTTTTTTTGCCTAAAGGACAGGCGTGTCATACCGTCCACCTCGGATACCTCCGACCACCTCATCTTCGTCACGTCAGACAATCGCAAGCCCGTGAGGCATGAGAACAGGAACGCCCTGCGGATGTCATCCCTCGAGATAGGTGTCGCCGCCAGCCTTCTCAGTTCGTCCAACGTCAGATACTGCCTTTCACTGTCCCGCCTCTTCGGTCCTTCGACGCCCATGCAAGGGTCGGTCTTTATCAGGCGGCGCTTTAGCGCCTCGCGCAGAACAGTTCGGATGATTGAATAATAGGCAATTTTCGTATTCTGCGACAGTTTCTTCGAGGAGTCATACCCCGTGCCGGCGGTTTCCAAATACCTGACGAAACCACGCACCCAATCAACGCTTACCGAAGACAGGCGTATGTTCTTCGGCTCGTACGCTTTCAGGGCGGTACGCCCAGCCGGATACACGCCGTTGGAGGTCTTCTCCCGCATCACGACATCGAAAAAATCGTACAGCCCTAAGTCAACCGGGTCATCCAAGTCATACGCCTTTTTCTTCAGAAGGGTCAGCCGTTCGGCCCGTATGGCTTCCGCCAGCTGCATAGTCTCCTTATTCTTTCGTTTGTCGTCCCGGGTCAATTCGGGAACTAGGTAGAGCTTCAGACTTTCCTGCTTTCGCCTACCCCCCGATGTAATGTCGAGGAACAGCGTCGTCACGCCCTTCCTCTTTCTCAT